AAAATAACTTGATCACCATTACTATAGCCGTGACCGTTTAGAGTTATAGTTATAGTAGATCCTGATCTAGCATATGTAGCAGGTTGAGTTAATGGATTATCTTCTGTATCTGTTACACCTTCAGCATAAAACTTAAGGTAGTAATCATCCATATCTTCACCACTATTAACTATACGCACAACATAACCATGACGACATACACGTGGTAAGTCAGCTATATTATTTGCTTCAGTTGTAGTTACAGTCATTAACTGTTTTTCTGGTGATGTTACACCAAACGGTGTAGCTCTATATAAATGTATACCATTTCCAGATATAGTTGCTGTAATACCTGTACCACTTATAGCATCTAATGCTGTTTTCATATCACCTAATATACCATTAGCAGATACATGTTCGTCAGAACTAGATGATGTAGGTTGTGGACGTACCATTCCTACGTTAGCTCTAGATATAACATTTACATGACTTTTAATAGTAGTTGTAGTTGTTACACCTTTACTAGATGTATGTTGATGTGTATCATTTGTTGTCCAACCTTCACCACCAAATTGTAGTTTTACATAACATTGGTATGTGTCGTGATATCTATCAATAGCTTCACTATCACTATGATCACTATCTACTTGCGGTGTACAACGTGTATCTAGTTCATATCTAAGATTACTTTTACCACCAGAACTTCCATTAGGAGGTGATGTGGAACCAATAGCTGTACCTGAATTTACATTAACAACTTCTCTACCTGCTCCTTTACAATCACCATTACTGGTACCACTATAATTTGAGGCGTCATCAACAGAAGCAACTGTAATTCCAGTAGCTCTAGGATATGTAACTGTAGTATTATTGCTAGGATCATAAATATCTAAAGCATACTGTTTACCATAAGATATAGTATCTAATGATATAAAAGCTTCGTTTAACTGAGGAGGTGATTTATCTTCAGCACCAGTTTTCATAGCTACATTTGTTTTTCTATTAACAAAGAATGTAGTTTCGTTAATAGTCATAACCTGTATATCAGAAGACTTTTCATCTGACAATGCAGTATTATCTAAGTAAACTGCTTTTGTATTATTTCCTAATGGATTGTAATCTACTGGTATTTCTACACCGTCACTACATCTCCATATTTTAACTACACCATCTGCACCAACTTGACCTATATACTGTTCAGTAGTATCTGTGTATATATTAAACCACTTAGTATTAGCAGCTGTTGATGGGGTTATAGTATTTACTAATTGACTTCCCGGACGTTTTATAAGTTGCCTTACAACATCAGGAACGCCGTTAACTAAGTCTACTACTTGTCCCGGAATTTTTTTTTCGTCGGGTTGTGTAGACATACCTAATACGTAACTAGGTACTTTCTGTGTAACACTTGCCATTAACGTCTAAGCATTCTATAAGGTTGATAAGATTGATATGCAGAATCATCTGGCCATCCCATAAAGTTATGGTCACCTTGATTGCATTCATATTCCATACACGCAGCTCTAGCCTGTGACTCAAAGGTTGACATCATCTTTTGTAGGTCAGCGTTGGAAACTAATTGTACTGCAGCTCTACCGCAAGCTTTATATATAATATATCTCTGGAACGGAGCTGGTATATCTTCAAAATTTAAGAGTCTTACATAGTTAAAATAAAAGAAGTCATCTTGTGGAAACTCAAATGTATGATTTACTCTATCATATATTTTCCATAGTCCATCTGTATCTTTTCTTCTAACAAAATCTCTTGTACGATCCCATGCATCTGACATGTCTATACGCATAACATCTGATGGAATAATAAATTTATTATCTGTTGTTTTGCTTGTATTTTTGATGTGGTATTCTTTATTAAATATCCAACCTTCGCTCTGTACATCTTGATTAGATTCTTTCAGTAGGTTGTATACGAATGATACCTCTGGATTCGTAAAATCTAATTGAGATATAGGAGACTGACCGATGCTACCAAGTATAGAGTTTACTGCGGATAGTTCGGTATCGAGTGTTGTAGTTGTGGTAGTCATAGGTTAAGATTTATGAATAAAAAAAAGGGAGGTCGTGAAACCCCCCTGTATGTGTTAAGTATATTGTCCAGAAACAACAGCACATGTGTCAACGACACCTGAACTACCGACTGTGTTATATGCTAAACGTAAGTTTTTTGTTGTGGAAGCTACCGCTGAAGGTGAGCCTGATCCACTTGTATCTGAAGGAGATATACGTGTTTCGGTACCTGCACCGCATACACCATATTCTCCAACTGCTGAAGGAGCTGCCATAATATTATATTGTTAAGAGACTGATCCTAGAAGAGAGCTGTCAGAATGCTGTCTCCCATACTCCATAGGAGTTGCAGGATCTTTAGTTACAGACTTATCGACTGTACCGATTCCGCTGAGAGAAGCACCGTTACCCTTTACTCTAGTAATAGTCTGTGAAGTTCCGGGTTTTAAAGACATAATTAACTACGTGCTGAAGTTAACTCAATAGCACCTGCTGGGTTTAGTGTTCCTGCACCCATAGCAAGTCTACCTACCATAACGTCACCTTGGTATAAAACAGACACATCCCCTGATGTCACTTGAACCTGAGGTCCAACTGCTTCTACGATTCCAGCTACGTCACGTTGATATATTAAACCACAGTGTGTAGAGAAATCTCCAGAGTAATCGTTGTTTTCACCAGACTGACCAGTTACTGTACCGGCAAGGAAAGGTAGGTTGTTTGAACGCTTGATCTGAATACCAGCAATTTCAACTAGACCTTCACCAGAGTTTAGGTTACCTTGTGAGTTACCATAGTCTCTGTTTAAGATGTTAGAAGAAACCTGTGATACCAAGGCATAATATTGTCTTGGATTCAATATCGCAGTACGTCCAGTTTTTGGGAGATTTTTTTCGTCAAGAACTGCAGCTGCTTCAAAGAAAGCATCTACTAGAGCTTGAGCATTATACTCCTTAGTTACACCTAGCTCGATCTGTGTACCACCGGGTTCTGGTCCGGGTGATGCTGTGATAGGATGTGCTTCTCTTGCTGCTTTAGCAATAGTTCTAAACACTTTCTTATCATAAGCTTCAGCCAAAGCATGACCGATCTTAGAAGAGATCTCTGAGCGTAGAGAGTAATGTGCAAGTGTTTCATCTAAGTCATATACGAATGCAGAACTAATTAATAGGTCATCGCATTGTATAGTTTTCTCAGCTACTGGTGGATCACCACTTCCAAGGATAGGCTCCCCGGGTGTATGATACGCCGCTTGCATGCGTCCTGTGAAGATGAATTGTAAACTCTTACCGTTCTTCAAGGTACGTCTTTGCACGGTGTCACGTGCTATAGTTGCTGACTCATAAGCTTTGAACAGCTCACCTGAGAACAGCTTTAGGTAAGTTGCGTATTTGGTATCGTATGCCTGAGATCCAGCAGTATTAGATACCGCCTTATTTAAAGCACCAATTACGGATTGTGTAGCGTTAGCCATTTTTTAATAAAAATTAAAGGTATATTTGCTCGTCTCTTTACGTAAAAAGTTGTGAGTCTCAATTGGACTCATTGATATTTGTGGTCTATCCCACCGTCTAGACGGCTAATTGGTATCCTCGTAAGGGCAAAAAGCCAACGGCAAGGGAGTCCGACTCTGAGGTGCTCCCCTGCTTATACTATTTAGAAGCGATAGTACTGAACGCTTGAGCCTTCTAACACTTTAGCTGCAGTAGCATCAGAAGTGTTTTGAGCAAACTGGAACTTGATGTCGCCAGCTGTTGCACCATTTTCAATAGTACCTGATAGTTGTAAACAACCGTCAGTACCAGATGCTGTAATTGCAATAGCACTACCTTCAGCTGTGATGATAGATGCTAGTGCTCCACCAGCGTGGTCGCAACCATTCTGAGCTACACGGTATGTAGTCAAACTTGCAGGAGTATCAATAAGATACTTGAAGTCTGGTGTAGCTGCTGTGTTGTAGAAGATAGTGTACTTGAAGTTAATTCTCTCGTACTTACCAACTCTAAGATCTAGATCTGATACATCTACAAGTGTAGTAGAACTAGCTACTGATACGTCAGCAGTTACTACTTTAGTAATTGGTTCCTGAGCAGAATAAACTACTCCACCGCTTGTAGCATTTGAATTAAAAGCCATAATAAATTGTTATTAGTGTGTCACCGATATGCATGGTTCCGCCATACTGTTCGGCCATAGTTTAACGTGGTTACGCACAGCTGAATACTACTTGTTTTTAGTGTATTCTATGCCACGATATACGTAAGTTACTTGCATAGTAATCTCCATATACCAAGACCCCGTTCCATGCCTTGGTGATCATGCGTCCCGTTAGGGATGAACGGACGTGGCTATTATCCTATAGCAGGAGCTGTAAGTGCAACTTCTGTTGACTCAGTTGATGCTAAGTCTAGTGGGAAGTTGTGTGCATTTCTTTCATGCATAACTTCCATACCTAAGTTCTGTCTGTTAACGACGTCTGCCCAAGTTGGAATAACCTTTCCATTAACATCAACCACTGACTGGTTAAAGTTAAATCCATTAAGGTTGAATGCCATTGTGCATACACCCATAGATGTTAGCCATATGCCAACAACCGGGAAAGCACCAAGAAAGAAATGAAGAGCACGAGAGTTATTGAAAGACGCATATTGAAATATTAGTCTACCGAAGTAGCCGTGAGCTGCAACGATGTTATAAGTCTCTTCTTCCTGACCAAATTTATAGCCATAGTTCTGTGACTCTTGTTCAGTTGTTTCCTTAATAAGTGAGGAAGTAACCAAACTTCCGTGCATAGCAGCGAAAAGAGCACCACCGAATACCCCAGCAACACCGAGCATATGGAACGGATGCATAAGGATATTGTGTTCGGCTTGGAATACGAACATGAAATTGAAAGTACCGCTAATACCAAGAGGCATACCATCAGAGAAACTCCCTTGCCCAAAAGGGTATACAAGGAATACTGCTGCGGCTGCAGATACTGGTGCGGAATAAGCTACTGCTATCCATGGTCTCATTCCTAATCTATAACTAAGTTCCCATTGGCGTCCCATGTAAGATGCTGCACCGATAAGGAAGT